GCTGCCAGTTCTTCCTCAGAGAGGTTCACATGCTCCAAGTAAATCTGCATACCGAGCTCGTTGAGTTTCTTGGCACCCTCGGCCTCACTTTGGAGCTTTTTGTAGTCACCAGCGGCGAAGGCTTGGACGTTGTGAATCCAAAGCGCCGAAGTGTCTAACATAATGCGCTCGTCTCCGGCCATAAAAATCAAGCTTGCTGCAGAGCAGGCAAAGCCTTCGCAGACGGTTCTGATTTTGGCCTTCTGGCGTTTTAGGGCGTTATGGATAGCCCAGGCTTCGCTGACGAATCCCCCGTAGCTGTTGATGTAGACGTTAATTAAGTCAACATCCAGCTGGTCCAGCTGCTGCACCAGTTCATGGCCGCTCACATCAGACTCAAGCCACTTCCAATCCTCAGTCACTATGTCTCCGTAGATATAAAGAGCCGCCTCTCTATTTTGGACGGCCAACTGCCAATATTTTTTCATCGAGTCACCCCTTTCGTTAAGCGTTCTATCTATGGCTAACGTCTCAATTCTGCTCACCCCCTTCACCATCGATAACAGTCTCAATGGGCTGGTAGTTCTTCGTCACAAACCGTTGCTGGCCAATCTCGTTGCCCAGCGGTTCCAGGCCAAGATACTTGAGGCAATCATCGATGGTATAAGCACCGATGCGGAAGAGGACATCAAGCGCGTTGGCAACGTCTTTAATGTCTACCGCACGGATGTTCGTGGTATCTACTTTCACATAGCTGCGTTTCTTGAAGTCCCTCTTGCCGTACATTTTGCGGTTAATCTCGTCGCCGATCATGTCGGCCAACGGGTTGATACAGAACGTCAGGAAGTTCTTCATGGCCTCGTGGGTGTCAGCCACGTTCCCTTTCAGTAGCTGCGGCGGCACTTGGAAAGCTACAGCCGTGAAATCGAAAACATCGTTGATGAACTCCCGGATGTCCCGGCCCTCAACAGACCCCCTGGCCGTCGGACCGGTGGTCTCCAACTCCTGCCACTTGGCCCCACCTGTCAAAGGAAGAACAGCATCATCTTCGTGCTGGAAAAAAGTTTTGAACCTATTCTCCAGCAAGTCTTTAAGGTCCGCCTGGGCCTTCTCGGTCTGTGGGTAATTGGTCCCCAGCTCCAAGAACCCTCGCTTGGAGCTATTTCTGCGATAGCGCTTCTGAGCCGCAGCGATGAGCTTGCTGTAAGAGTTATAAAGGCCCTCAATGACTTGCTGCACCCTTTCGTTGTGCATCCGCAGGTGCAGCACTTCGCTTTCTCGCCGTTTGAGTGGTTCTCTCAGTTCGCCCAATCTAATTTCGGTGTAGAGGTTTTCAACGAATGTGCCCGGAACGACATTCCAGGAATCGGCCAGGTACAGGTAATTGTCAGCCATAATGATTAGGGCCTCGTTCCTTGTGACAGTCCTGTACACCGCGTCTCGCCAAAAATCTGAGGCGTTCTGGTTGGGATTGGGCTCGACATTGAGCAGATAGTACATGTCTTCCCGGACCTCTTGACCCTTGAGGAAGGTGCGAAACTCAGCCCGGGCCATCGTTTTAGCAATGAGGTTAGCACAGGCTTGGACGGCCAACTCTTTGTAGTAAACCTCCGTGGCGAGCTTGGCCACTACAGCATTTAGGCCCAGCTTGCCGTCCTTCTCGAATTGGTCAAAAAACCATTTCCAAAAGCTCATACCTCAATCCCTCCCTTCTAGTACGTGTAAACGCCGAACGACAAGACGTTAAAATCCCCCGGGTCTTGAAGCTCGCTGTCTTTGGACAAAGCATGTACCAAAGCAAAGAACCCGTCTGTCTTGCGGGTTCTGGGCTCGATCTTATGGTAAGTGGTATTCCCTTTAGGGTCAAGCACCACGCAGGTGTTGTTGACATACCAGCGCATGGTTGGGTTATCCCCAAAGACAATCGTTTCTTCAGCGAACATTGTGGTAATCAAGGGCGCTATCTTCGCATGGGTGGGAGGACCCGCCGGGACAATAGAGAGCGGCAAACCTGCCTTGTTAAACGCGTCGCGTACCACTTCGGCCCGGTATCTGTCCGCCACAATATCGATGATATGGTACTTCCGGGCCTGCTCGATAAACCAGTTGGCAACATGTTCCGGTGTGATGATGTCGCCGTAGACTATCGTAATCAGGCCCTGCTGCGCCATTTCTTCCACCGGGAACTTAATCTTCC